CTCACCGCCCAGGACTCCTCGGAGGAGGCGATCCTCAAGGCGTTCGGCATCCACCTGACCATCGCCGGGGAGTGTTACCTCATCGGCCTGGAGGAGTCCACGGGCGACGAGTGGGGCGTCTACGGGGTCACCGAGGTTGACCACACCGGCAGCGGCGAGAACGTCAAGTGGTCGCTCAAAGAGGAGAACGGGCAGCGGCGGGAGTTGGACGACGCCGTCGTCATCCGGGTCTGGCGACCACACCCGCGCAACCACCTGCTGGCCGACTCACCGGTCCGCTCAGTCCTGCCGATCCTGAGCGAGATCGAGTACCTGACCCGGCACATCTTCGCCCAGGTGCAGTCCCGCCTCGCGGGTGCAGGCATCCTCGAACTGGCGCAGGGCATGACGTTCCCGGTGGTCCCCGGAACGGAAGGGCTCGCCACCGCCGACCAGTTCATGCAGATGCTCGGGGACGCGATGATCCGTCCGATCAAGGACCCGTCCTCGCCCGCCTCCATCGTCCCCATCGTCGTGACATCGCCCGACGAGTTGATCGGGAAGATGAACCACACGACCTTCTGGTCGCCACTGGACGAGCACGCCGTCGAACTGCGCACCGAGGCGATCCGCCGACTGGCCCTCGGCATGGAGATACCGCCAGAGATCATGCTCGGCCAGGGCGATGTCAACCACTGGTCCGGCTGGCTGATTGATGAGAGCGCGATCAAGGCGCACATCGAGCCGCTGCTGGGCATCGTCACCAACGCGATCACGGTCAAGTACATCCGCAACGCGACCGACTCGGACATGTGGCGCATCGTCGCCAACACCGCCCAGATGCGGTTGCGGCCGGACCGCAGCAAGGAGGCCCTGGAGTTGTACGACCGGGGCGAGTTGGACGGTGAGGCGCTGCGCCGGGAGACCGGCTTTGACGAGGACGACGCCCCGACCACCGAGGAGTACAAGACCTGGCTGGTGCGCAAGGTGGCCGGAGGCTCGGCCACCCCGGAGCAGGTCGGCGCTGCGCTGCGCCTGCTGGGCGTGGACCTCGGCGTGACCGGCGAGGTGTCCCGCGAGGCCCGGCCGGACCGCTCGCTGGACGAGCACCCGGCCCGCGACATGCCCAACCCGGAGGAGTCCGAGACCGGCCGGGACGTAGCCCCAGACCTGGCGGCGGCGTCGGAGGTCCTCGTCTTCCGTGCGCTTGAACGCGCGGGCAACAAGATGCGCTCCGTCTACGGGGTCCGCCCACCCGGCGTCACCGCCGCCGACGTGTACCGGTACATCCCGGTGCGCAACGGCGACATCGACCGCTTCATGGAGGACGCCTGGAGTTGTCTGCCTCAGGCAATGCACCGGTTCACCTGCGACCAGGAGCGGGTCAAGAACGCGCTCGACTCGTACACCCGCAGCCTGCTGGTGACCCAGGGCGAGCACGACTACGAGAAGATGCGGACCTTCCTCGCCGCGGCGTCATGACCATCGACCTGGCCGCGTTCGCTGCTGCGCGTCGCCCGGTCCAGGACCGTGGGGCCAACGCGCTGGAGGGTTCGGTCCGGTGGGCGCTGCACCGCAAGCGCCGGAACGTGACGGCGTGGGCGGGCACCCTGGTCAATGCGGCCGAGCGCCTGATGCGCCGTGTCTACCGGCGCGAGTCCGGGAAGATGACCAGCAACGACTTCCGTGACGACGTGCAGAAGTTCCGCACCAAGGCTCGTGACGCCCTGGAGAAGACCAGTGGCCTGACCGACGAGAACTTCGAGTCCCGCGTCGAGATGATCGCCCGCTGGCTGTCCAACGCGGCGATCAACGCCGGGGCCGAGGCGGCGGGCCTGGAGACGCACCGCGACCCGACGAAGCCGTCGATGCAGAAGACCTGGATCACCATGCACGACGACCGGGTCCGCACCTCGCACCGTGAGGTGGACGGGATCACCGTGCCCATCCAGGACAAGTTCGTCGTTGACGGGTACCGGATGGAACTGCCCGGCGACCCGAGCGCACCGCCCGCACAGATCATCAACTGCCGTTGTGTCATCGCCATCTCGGCTGCGACCCTGGCTGCGTCTGCGAATGAAGGAGTCACCATGACCGCGACTGCGACCGAGCCCGAGGTCCTGCCGGACGAGGACCTGTCGGACGAGGGTGACAACCTTGTCACCGACGAGGACGCCGCCATTCCCTGGCACGGCGTCCTCGCCCCTGAGGACGTGATGAGCGGCGACGGCCGGAAGTTCGGCAAGGACGCGCTCCGCTGGCGGGACCTGCCGCTGCCCCTGTCCTGGCAGAAGGTGACCGCGCCCGGCCACGACGGCGGGGTGGTCGTCGGCCGCATTGACGAGGTCTGGCGTGACGGCAACCTCATCAAGGCGTCGGGCGTCTTCTTCCCCGGCCAGGACGAGGCGGACGAAGCCATCGGCCTCATCGCGGACGGCGGCATCCGTGGCGTCAGCGTGGACGTGGACGACGCGAGCATGGAACTCCAGAACCGCTCGGGCGGGGACTGGAGCGAGGGCGACGACCCGCAGGACGCGGTCACCGTGTTCCCGGACGGCCGGGTCTGCGGCGCGACCCTGTGCGCGATCCCTGCGTTCGCTGAGGCGTTCGTCGGCCTGGGCGAGTGGCCCGCCGAGGGCGAGGAGGACAAGTCCCTGACCGCCTCGTGCAACTGTGAGATGGCGATAGACGAGGGCACCTGGGACGGGTCGGCCAGCAACTACACCGACGAGCAGTATTTCAAGGCGACCATCGTGCATCTGGTGGACGACGGCCCGGACAAGTTGAAGAAGTCCAACAACAAGTTGCCGATCCTCACCCCGGACGGGAAGTTGAGCCGGGCCGGTGTGCACGCCGCAGCCGGACGGCTCGGCAGTACCGACGCTCCCCCGGAGAAGATCAGCCAGGCCAAGGCGGCGCTGCGCGGGGCCTACGACGAACTCGGTGAGGACCCGCCCGAGAACATCGCGGCGACCAACGACGACATGGACGAGTTCGCGGTCAAGACCGAGGACGGACCGGGCTGGTTGACCCACCCGGTGGACACCGAGCGCCTGCGGCGTTACTGGACCCGTGGCAAGGGCGCGGCGAAGATTCGCTGGGGAACGCCGGGCGACTTCAACCGGTGCCGCAGCCAACTGGCGAAGTACGTCAAGGCCCAGTACCTCAACGGTTACTGCGCCAACCGTCACTACGACGCGACGGGGTACTGGCCCGGCCGCGCGCCGAGCGAGGGCGGCAGCGGGAACCGGGGGCGGCGGGGACGCCACTCCGGCGCGACTGTGGACCTCAGCCCAGCGGTCACCCTCGTCGCCTCCGCCCGCCCGACCATCTCGGCTCGCTACTTCGACAACCCCCACCTGACCGAGCCGACTCCGGTGACCATCACCGAGGACGACCGCATCTTCGGGCACCTGGCCGCGTGGGGCACCTGCCACATCGGCATCAAGGGCACCTGCGTCACCCCACCGTTCAGCGGGAGCAACTACGCCCACTTCCGTACCGGAGCGGTCCACACAGACGAGGGAGACATCGCGGTAGGCCACGTCACCCTCGGCACAGGACATGCCGGTCCACGCTTGTCGGCTGCCGCGACGGCGGCGCACTACGACAACACCGCGACGGTCGCTGCTGATGTCGTCGCGGGTGAGGACGCGCATGGCATCTGGATCAGCGGTCGTGTACGGGATCACCTCTCGGATGAGGACCGTCATGCCCTTGCCGCAGCCCCGCTCTCCGGTGACTGGCGCGAGGTTGCCGGAGGGCTGGAGATGGTCGCCGCCCTCTGCGTCAACGTCCCCGGCTTCCTGGTCCCGCGCACCCAACTGGCCGCTTCCGGTGGCGAGCAGATCAGCCTGGTCGCGGCAGGCATCGTGGACCGGGCTCCGCACGTCGTCTCGGGCCTCGACATCAGCGCAGCGGTCATGGCTGCGGTGGACGAGATCGAGACGCGGAACGCGCGACGCAGGATGATGGCGTTGCGTGCAGAGGCCGGGCTCGACCCGAAGACCCGGATGGCCCGGCTACGGAAGGAAGTTGTCTGATGGCCTGCGGATGCAGCGGCGGCAACAAGAACGCGGACGGCACCCCCAAGGAGTTCG